GCTGGCGATTCGGCCGAATGGATCAGGGCTCGGCGTGTGGGTGAAATCGTAATGGGTGCAGGATTGGCGCTCGAGAGCATTGAGGATCTGCTCACAGCGCCCAAGGGTGCCGTGCCGCCAGTCGTTCGGCCCGAGTTGAGCCGGAAGCATCTGCCGTCCCTGTTCGCGTCCCGCGGCTATACGTCTGGGGCTGAAATCGGCGTGTGGTACGGCAAGTTTACGGAGGCGTTCTGTAAAGCCAATCCGGCACTGCACATGCTGGCGGTGGATCCGTGGACGTCCTACGCGGGTTGGTGGGACTCGAAGAATACCGGAGCCGTGGAACAGACAATGGCGGTGGCGTATGCAAGCGCTCGAGAACGACTCACGCCGTATCGGTGCACCATCCATCGCGGGTTTTCTGCGGACGTCGTGCAATCGATTCCCGATCGCTCGCTGGACTTCGTCTACATCGATGGGAACCACAGTTATGAGTCGGCGCTGGAAGATCTGACGCTGTGGAGCCAGAAGGTGAAATCCGGCGGGATTGTCTGCGGCCACGACTACTGCGACAACCCCGCCAAGCCGTTCCTGCGGGTGAAGCCGGCAGTCGACGAGTTCGTGCAAGCACGCACTATCCGGCCGTGGTTTGTGCTCTCTCGCGATCAGACGCCGTCGTTTCTCTGGGTGAATCCATGACGGTGGAAGCCTTTCAGAAGATGACGGCCGATCTCGCGTGGTTGCCCCGCGGGGTGATGTATTCGGAGATGTATCTCTTCAGCGTCACCTGTCAGCAGCAGGGCGTCACGGCCATTGCGGAGTCTGGTGTCGCCAACGGGATGTCTACGCGGTTGTTGCGGAGAGTCTGGGACGACGTGACGTCATTCGAGTGGAACACGAACGGGCTGGCGCCAGATCTCGCGAAGTCGATCGTGATGGGAGACGGCCGCGCGCTGGTGCCGGAGTGGGTATCAGCCAGGCCAAGGCAACGGCTCGGCGTGTTCGTGGATGGCCCGAAAGGGCCGCCGGCACGGCCCCTGCGCGAATGGTGCCTCGAGCAGCCACAAGTCCGAGTCTTCGCGCAGCACGATTACGAGATGGGGAGCGAAGGCGAGGATCTGCACGGCAATGATCCCGCGTTCCGGCGCGATGTCAGCAGCGTGCTGGACAAAGACATCGAGCCACGCCAGATGACAAAGCGGCTGGACAAGCGCGGGATCGGGATCTGGATCAATCGGCAGGCGTTCGCATGAGTTATCCGTTTACCCAGATCGTCCCGTATTACGACAATCCGGAGATGTTCCGGGAGCAGCAGCGGGTATGGCGAGGGCTGCACGCGAAGCAGCGAGCCTCACTGCATGTGATCGTGGTGGACGACGGATCGCCGGAGTATCCCGCGTCGAAGCAGATTGAGCCCGAGACAGTGACGGCGCTGGCCTCGTTTCGGTTGTTTCGCACCAAGGTAGACGTCCGGTGGAACTGGCTCTTTTGCCGCAATCTCGGCGCCGAGAAGGCGCAGACGGACTGGCTACTCATGACGGACATGGATCACGTGATCCCCGGTACGACATGGGCGGTGCTGATGAAGCAGAAGCTGGATCCGCTCAACGCCTATCGGCTGACGCGCGTGGACATGCCCGAGTTGACGCCAGTCGATCCCCACCCGAATACGTGGGTGATGACTCGCCACATGTTTCGCGAGCGCGTCGGCGGCTATGACGAAAGTTTTTCGGGGATCTATGGATCTGACGGCGAGTTTCAGGGGCGAGTCAACCTGTGGGCGCGGACAGTCGTGATGCTCGACGCACCCGCGATTCGTTACAACCCAGACGCCATCGCAGATGCGTCGACGACTCGCTACGAGCGGAAGACGGTTGAGGATCGGGAGCGCAAGCGGGCCATCCGTGAATCGATTCGGAAATTGGGCAACGATCACAAGCCGAAGCGCCTGACGTTTCCGTGGATGCAGGTGTATCCATGAGGCCAGACACCGTCATTGCATGGAAGTGGCACCCGAGGGCCGATCACGCGGACGAGAAGCGTTATCGGTTCTCAGGCGAGACGGTGAATACGCTGTTCTCGATGGTGCGCCGGCACTACGCGCACCCGTTCCGAGCCGTCTGCGTGACGGACGATGGCACCGGGATCGATCGCAGTATTGAAGTCATGCCGCTGTGGGACGAATACGCCGACGTGCCAAGCCCACACGGGGGCAGGAACCCCAGTTGTTACCGTCGTCTTCGGCTGTTTCATCCGGATGCCGCGGCCTGGTTCGGGCCACGATACGTCAGCCTGGATCTAGATGTGGTTGTGACAGGCGATTTGATGGCACTCTGGGATCGTCCCGAAGACTTTGTGATCTGGGGTGACACGAACCCGCTGCCGGGGAGTCACTACAACGGCTCCATGATGCTGATGACTGCCGGCTGCCGGACGCAAGTCTGGGACGACTTCGATCCGATCGCCTCTCCGCGTCTCAGCCTCAAAGCTCGGTGCTTCGGCTCCGATCAGGGCTGGATCAGTTACCGGCTGGGTGGTGGCGAGTCGAAGTGGACGCGAGCGGATGGCGTCTACAGCTTCAGAAACGAGATCGCGAGCCATCCAAAGCGGTTGCCAGAGAACGCCAAGCTGGTCGTGTTCCACGGTGAAAACAAGCCCTGGTCGCCATACGTGAAAGCTAACTGTCCGTGGGTGAATGAGGCGTACAAATAATGCGCGCATGGGACGACGGCGTGGACTCGCATCTGGAGCTTGTGACGGCCCACGATTGGGACGCCGATCCGCTGACGCTCGAATCCGTGCGGGACGATCATCTGCGCGTGACGAATGGCAGCGCGGAAGACGACTACATTGCCAGCCTGATCAAGACGTCGTATCGGGAGGCTGAGGCTACGACATGGCGGGCGCTCCTGCCGCAGACGTGGCGGCTGTCCCTGAGCCGGTTTCCATGTCAGTACATCGAGCTGCCGCTGCCGCCGTGTATCGAGGTGTCGGCGATTACCTACGTGGATGAGGACGGCGCCTTGCAGACATGGACGGGCAGCCCGTTGCCGTATGACGTCGTAATCCCGCGAGGGCCGAAAGCTGGCAAGGCTGAGATTTGTCCAGCCTACGGCGAGGAATGGCCGTCGACGCGGGCGCAGTCTCGAGCGGTGTTTGTGACGTTCCGCGCAGGGTATCTCGATGAGTCCGTCAGCCCTGACGCGCCGAACATCCCGGAGGACATTACGCACGGACGGCTGCTGATGATCGGTGAACTCTATAAGCAGCGGAGCGATTCCGTGCACGCGTTCAACCAGAACCCCGCAATCATTCGGAGCCGGGATCTCTGGCTGCGCTACAGGGCGTATTGATGGCGAAGCGCAATCTGCCCTACGGCGGGATCACGCCATTCGATGCCGGCGAGCGGGATCGGGCGGTGACGATCCAGCAGCTCACCGAGAGCAGCGGGACGTCGGGGTTCCCGAAGGAAGATTGGACGACGCTGGCCACGCCGGTGTGGATGCGCAGGGACGATCTGCGCGGGAATGAGCGCTTTGATGCGGGGCAGTTGTCGTCACCGTTTGATACGCGCTGGGAGATGGGCTACCGGCAGGACATGGATCCAGAACTTGTGGACGTGGCCAAAACGCGGCGACTGCTCTATCAGAGCCGGACTTACGACATTGTCAGCGGGAGCCAGATCGGACGCAGGGACGGAATCGAACTCATGACGCTGGCGAGGATCGGATGAAGTTCAGCGTAGCGTTTGAAGGCGGCGACGAACTCGCGGCGAATCTCGCCCAGTTGTCCATGCGTCTGTCAAAGAAGATCCTGCGCGAAGCGCTGATCGAAGGCGGCGAACCGATGCGGCAGGACATGGGCCGCTTTGCCCCACGCGAACCAGGCGCACCGGATCTCGCGGACAACATGGGGATCAGCAACGCGCGCACGGGTGACATGGCGGCGATTGCGATCGGGCCAGTCAAGGGGTTCTTCTACGGCTGGTTCCAGGAATACGGCACGAAGCACTTCGGAGGGCAGGCGTTTGCGCGGCCAGCGTTTGACGGCAACGTGCACGCCTCGCTTGGGATCATTGGGCAGGCGCTGTGGCGTGAACTGGCGGGCCGTGGGTTCTCGCGTTCGGCGACAGTGTCGACGCCGCTGCAGGACGAAGTATGAAGGTAGAGGAGGCCGTCTGGGCGCGGATTCTGGAGTTGCCAGCGGTGGCAGCGATCGTGAGCACGCGCGTGTATCAGACGATCCTGCCGCAGAGGCCCACGCTTCCAGCCGTGCGCGTGATGCTCGTGGACGATCCGCGAGCGCAGCACTTCCGAGGGCCAGAGGGCACACGCAAGGGGCGCGTCCAGGTGGATGCGTATGGCGGTGGAGCCGATCCAGAGGCGGAAGCCATCGCGCTATCGGCTGCGATTGACGGCGACGGGCTCGGGACGAATGCCAGTGGGCTATTCGGATGGATTGGCGACATTGGCAGCCCGCCGTTTGAAGTCTTGAACGTCTCGTATGCGTCAGGACGAAAGAAGGATTACGAGGCGGCCGAGAAGCGCGAAGTGCGCGTGATTCTGGATTACTACGTCACTTATCGAGAGGCGTGATGTAAACGAGTTGTTTGGTGATGTCTTAGGGTAGCTCCCGAAACCCTCCGCCCAGGGGCGACACTCACCGACAAGGGCCGCAGAGAGACAGGGCGTCTCTGCCATCCGGAGTGATCTCCGAGTGGTGGGGGCGCCCTGTTCTCTTTTGCGGTTCAGTAAGTCTGGGCGAATGACATGCCTTGCCGTGGGCGCGGTGGCAGTAACGACAGAGGAGACAACGGCAATGGCAGATGTCACCGATACCTTCTATTCGGGACAGGCGTTCATTGGCTACGGGGCTCAGGTGCTCGTGGGACAGAACGACGGCTCACCGGAGACGTTCGTCGCGATTCCGGACGTGAACCGGATCGTGCCTGGCGACATGACGACAGGCGTGATCCCGAAGACGCATCTTCGGAGCCCTGGCCGCCATCACGAGAAGCTCGGAACGATCCGAGACTCAGGAGCCTTCGCGGTGGACGCGAACTATCGGCCGGCACACGGCGCCCACAAGCAGGCGGGCGGCGACGGGTTCGGGGCCACTCGCAGCGTGCTGACGCTGTGGCGGAACGTGACGGAAGCGAACTTCAAGATCGTCCTGCCGGTGGCAGCCGATGGCGAAGTCTCACCCGCGGAAGGCATCGAACTGCCGTTCCGTGGACTCATCAGCAAGTACCAGATCGGCGAACTGGCGCTCGAAGACAAGTGCCCAGTGATGATCGAGATCACGCCGCTGGAGGACTACAGCGACTCACTGCCGTAAGGCAACGACGAAAGGGGCGGCTAGACGGATATGGGCAACAAAGCCAAGGGCGAATACACACTCACGATCGAAGATCAGACTTACACCCTGGTCTTCGATCTCGACGCAATGGAAGCGATGGAGGAGCACTTCGATCAGGACTGGCCGGAGGTGCAGAACAAGCTGGCGCGCAATTCGATGCGGGCCACGCGCGTGATGCTCTGGGCCATGTTCAGGCTACACCATCCAGACATCACGCTCGAGCAGTCCAAGAAACTGATTAACAAGGCCGGCGGGCTGAGCAAGGTGGGGGAAATCATCTCAGGCGGGCTGCGCTCGTTGATGCCCGATCCAGATGACGCGAAAGCGTTGGCAACTGGAGTCTCACCGGACCCTCAGAGCGCTCAGGCTGGAGTTGGGAGCGACTCCTCCGCAACGCCCGTCGCATCGGCCTGAGCGAAGCGCAGTTCTGGCGACTGACATATCGGCAACTGTGTCGTGAGTTCGCGGTTGCCAAGGATCTGGCGATCGAGCGCCAGGAGCGGGAGTTGGCGCAGGCGTGGTACACGGCCAATTTCCATCGGGCCAAGAAGATGCCCGAGTTGTCGTGGGTGCTCAGGCAAGTACGGCCAGCCCAGAAGCAGAGCCCGAAGGCGCAGCGACTGGCGATGGAACAACTCAGTGCTCGATTGGGGATTCCGTTGAAACGAACACGACTGATCAGGAGAGACACGCCGAGTGGCCAATAGTGTCATCGTCGGCGCCCTCCGCGTGCTGCTCAGCGCGAATACTGCCGAATTCGAATCGGCGATGGAGAAGGCTGGCAACTCCGTCAAGGGTTGGCAGAAATCCATAAGCACGATAGGCCAGCAGGCAACCGCTGCCGGCTCGATCTTGACGTCTGCGCTGACGGTTCCGCTCACTGTCCTAGGTGTCGGATCGGTGAAGGCGGCGTCTGACTTTGAAACGGCGTTCGCCAACGTCGCCAAGACGGTTGACGGCGTGGCCGACAGCGCCGGTAAGCTCACCCCCGCAGGGCAGGCGCTCGCCCAAGTCTTTCGCGACATGGCGAAAGAGATTCCGTTCACCAGAGAGGAACTGAGCCAGATCGCTGCGCTCGGTGGCCAGATGGGCGTCCCGATTGAGCAGTTGGAGCACTTCACGCGGAACGTAGCCGCGTTGAGTGTGGCGGTGGATGGCCTCAGCGCTGAGGAAGCCGCGGCAGGACTCGCACAGATCGGCAACAGCGTCGGGGAAGGCACCACGAAGATCGCCGAGATGGCGTCGGCGCTCGTGCATCTTGGCAACAACAGCAACGCGACAGAAGCCCAGATTCTGGAGTTCACCAAGCGGTTGATCGGTGCCGGTTCGACGGTAGGCATGACGGTGCCAGAAGTCATGGCGCTGGGCACCGCGATGGCGAACGTCGGCATCAACGCCGAGGCTGGCGGAACGGCCATGTCGACGGTGATCACCAAGATCAGCAAGGCCGTATCAGAGGGCGGAACGAAGCTGAATGAGTTCGCCCAGGTGGCTGGGATGACTGCCGCTCAGTTCACGGAGGTGTGGCAACGCAGCCCGATCGAAGCGATCCAGGCATTCATCTCTGGCTTGTCGTCCATGAAGGAACGTGGGGTTGATCTGAACCTCACAATGGGCGAGTTGGGCACCGAAGGTATCCGCGTGGCGGACACCCTGAAGCGCGTCTCCGGAGACGCAGACGGCGTGGCCAAGGCGCTCGCGATTGCGAACGAAGGCTTTACAGCCGGAAACAAACACATCGAGGAAGCCCAGAAGAAATACGGCACGCTGGCAAACGAACTCAAGACGCTCTGGAACCGCATAACTGACGTAGCTGTCACGCTCGGTACAGCATTGCTGCCGCTGATTAAGCAGGCCATCGAGTTCGTCTCTGGCCTGATTCCGGTAGCCGAGATGCTGGCGAAGGCGTTCGCGTCCATGCCGATGCCTATTCAGGCCGTCGTGGTGGGGATCGGCCTAGTCTTGGCAGCGGCTGGTCCGCTCTTGCTGATGTTCGGCGCACTGGCGAGTTCGCTCGCGGTGCTGCTACCGCTGTTCGGCGTCACGCTGGTAGGCGCTGCCACTGCGGCCGGAACAGCCATTGCCGCGCTCGCGCTACCTATCACCGCCATCATCGCAGCCGTTGGACTGCTGACGGTGGCATGGGTGAAGTGGGGCGACGACATCAAGCGCATAGCCGCTGAGACATTCGCAGCCGTAAAGAATTGGCTCGTAGATCAGTGGCAGGGCTCGATCTTCCAGAAGTTCGCGCAGATGCTCCAGGCGATGAACGAACTGTTCGACGCCTTACGCATGAAGATGATCGAGAAGGCCCAGCAGATCTTCCAAGGCGTCAAGGAATGGCTGTCCGACAAGCTCGCTCCCGTCTTCACCGCGATCCGCAATTTCTTCGATCCCGTCGTCCAGTTATGGACTGCCGCGAAGGACAAGGTGATTGCCATCGTCACCGCCATGTACAACGGCGTCAAGACGTGGCTGGTCGACAAGTTCACCGCGATCGTGGATTCGCTGAAGGCGAAGATCGAGGCGGCGACCGAGTTCTTCCGCGTGATGAAGGATAAGGTTGTCGGTAACTCCTACGTCCGAGAAATGGTGGAGGGGATCGATAAGCAGATCGCGCGGCTCGACTCCGTCATGGTGCAGCCGATTCAGCGCGCTACCACGACATCTCAACAGATGTTCTCGGGCATGTCCACAGGCGTGCAGGGGATCGTTGGCAATCTGTTTGATTCGATCCAAGGCAAGACAACCAATTGGAGCCAATCCTTCCAGAGCATCATCCACGGCGTCTCCGGATCGACGCAGAACATCTTCGGGGCGCTGTCCTCGAGCCTGCAGCAGATCGTCGGCGGCATGTTTAACAGCCTGCTCGGACAGGCGACGAACTGGGGCCAGATGTTCATGGGGATTCTGACGAACATCATCGGCGCCGGTATCAATTCGCTGGTGTCGTGGGGCCTGAGTCAACTGGGACGGCTGATCGGCGGATGGGTGGGCGGCGGCGAGGAAGGGACACAAGTCAACCCGGCCCGCAATCAGTTCCTGTCGCAGTTTGGCCCAGCCGGCACGGGCGAAGGTTCTGGATTCTGGAATCTCGGACTGGCGCTCGAGGGTGCTGTTGGATTCTCCCAAGCGCAAGCACTGCATCAGGCGATGCAAGCGGCTGACACGATGGCCGAATTCAACGCCGCTATCGCGGCCATCAATGCGGCACTCGGTGGCGGTGGCGGTGGTGCCCCAAGTTTCCCAGGCGGAGGCGGTGGTGGGACGAGTGCTCCGAGTCCTGGTGACTTCAACATGGAAGCGCCCGAAGACGTCATGGGCGAAATGGAGCGCATGGCACGCGGCATGGCCCACGGGGGCTTTGGGCGCGTGGATCGGCCCACGCTGTTCTTCTCTCGCGGCGATGAGGACTTCGCCTTCAGTGGCGAGGGCAAGAGCTTTGGTGGCGCAGGGAAGCTGGTCTTCCTTGTGGCACCACGGGACGCCGATGCCGATCACCTACTGAACATGGTGGAAGCCGAACTGCCCGATGCTATCCGATCGAATCGCCACAGTCTCCATACGCGCCTCCGGGCTGCCTTGGAGATCGGCTAATGTCGAACGGACTGATCGTCGTTCGTCCTGATCAGGATTGGGCACGCTCGGCGACGTTTTCCGCGACGTCCGAACAGGAAGGCTATCTGGCTGCGAAGGCTGGCACAGACGATCCGTCAGAGCCGTGGTGGGCCGACAGCACGACGGCGACATTAACGGCCACGCTGGGCGCCACGCGCTCGATCGACACCATCGCGTTGATTATGACGAACGCTGGCCACGGCGAAGTCATTACCGTGGACGGGCTCGGGGTATCTCCAGCGGACACGCTCACGGGCGTGCGAGAAGCGAGCGGCTATCCGCGCGATCTCGTGCTGCTGCTAGACAGTCCAGTCAACGCCACTGAGCTCACGTTCTCGATCACGTCGAATATTTACAAGTGGTCGATCGGCCGAGTCGTGATTGGGCTGCGGACGCAACTGGCCGAGAACGTCCTGATCTCGGATGCGAACTTTGCGCCGTTTCGTCAGGTGTACAACGACGTCTATCCAGACTTCCGCCACAACATCCCGTATGACATCGGCGTGGAAGGCTGGAGCGGAGGCGGGACGATCATTGCGCCATCGGCTGCCGATCAAGTCATCCTGGATAATTGGTGGTTCTCGACGCTGGGCGGGGTTCGCGCCACGTTGATCGTGCCGCATCCCACCGTCTATCCGCCACTCTGGTGCTATCTCGCCAACGATCTGACACGTAGTCATCAGGACGCACCAGAGATCACGCGGACACCGTTGCGCTTTTCGCCGTTGTCGCGTGGGCTGGAGGTTGTCGGATGATCCAGCCCTTCCTGCTGCTGAATACGGAATGGTCGGTGTACTCCGGCGGCAGCGGGGATTCCTGCGTCTTTCAGACACTGCTCTATACGACAGGTGTCGGAGATCCGGAACGCGCGGAACACGTCGTGGCGGTGGCGGGCGCGATCCGCAAACTGCGCGTCAAGCTGGACGCGAACTCGTCAGGCGGGCGCACCGTCACGCTGTACAAGAATGGCGTGGCCACGTCACTGGCTGTCACCGTCGTCAACGGCTCCGACTACGGCGAAGATCTCGTTGACTCCGTCTCCCTCGTCGCTGGTGATTACGTTTTCTTCCGCTATAGTTCCTCGCTCGATACCAGGATCGCGAAGGTCGCGTTTGAATACGTCACGGCCGACGACAGCACGAGCATGTATTCGTGCGCTGGCCTGACGAATGGCAACTTTCTCATTGCCAGCACGGCCGCGCAGTACAACTCCCCGTTGTCCAGTGGCACATGGGCGACGGGTTCGGATGCGGTATCCAACGCGAAAGATTCTATTGTCGGCGTGGCCGGCTCGCTC